CTACGCACCTTGTCAGTCCCTCTTGTTCCGCTTGCCAGCAGTCCTAGTTCTTGGGAAAGATCTGTTCTTCTTAACTGAACTCACCTTCAGGTTTTTTGCCCTGTTGTCCCTAGGGTTGCCATTCTTGTGCGCTACATCTTTGCCATCGCCCTTCTTTACCTTGCCTAGCTTCATCAGCTTGGCTCTAGCGGCATTTCTGCTTGCACGTTTCTTTTTCTGCTCTGTAGAACCCTGATACGTTTTATATTCACGCTTGTAGTTGCGGCCACCAGACTTCTTGTGTTCGCTATCCTTCATCAGCTTTCCACCGGGCATAAAATGATAACCCGCTGGGGCTTTCTTGCCCCTGTAGGTCTTCATCACCGCATTGTGCCTTTTGTTTTGCCTTTAATAGCGCATCCGTCACGGCGCTTCTTAACCATGCCGCCAGATTTTAATGGAGTCATTGGCGTTGCGTTATTTGCAGTCATAGGGTTGGCTGGTGTCGCTGACATTGGGTTTGGAGCGGCATTTTTATCTCTTTGCTGTTTTGCAAGAGCGCCTGCCGCGCCAGCTAATCCCATTCCGCCTACCTTACTCAATCCCTCTGAGATTGGGCCTTTGCCCTTCATGATGCTATAAGCGGGAGAGAATGTTTCTAGGAATTTTCCCATACTTGCCTTTTGCACTGGCTTTTTGCGTCTCATTTTATTGCCTTTCAACTGCGAACCAATATTTGTTCTGTTAATTGTCACCTTATCCACCCAATAAACATATGGGATACAGAGCCTAGAATGCCGCCGATTCCCAGCATAACCCAGAAAGCGCCTTTCCAGCGGTTGGCCTGAGCCTTTAATTCAGACACTTCTTTGTGAACGTGCCTAACCTCATCCTGAACTTGCGTTAAACGCTCTTCCAGACGCGCAAGTGTTACTTCCACCTTTTCAGCCATCAGCACTTCCACCTTTTTCTAGCTTGGCGAAGCCTGCTATTAGGATTCTTAGCGGCCTTTGGAAACTTTTTCATTTGACCAGCAGAACGGGCGCAGAAAGACTTACGCCTTTTTGCATCCTTGCTACCCTTTTTGACCTTACCTGTAACAGCGGTCTTGAGCTTACTGCCGGGGTTGGCCTTTCTGTACGCGGCCACACCCTTCTTAGTCATCCCCGCCCCACTTTTGGTAGGGCGAAAATTACCAGACTTTACAGACGTTTTTATAGGCGTCTCTTTTTTTCGCGGCATTACACCCCCCTATTTATAGAAGAATGTAGCGCTAGTTATGTTTGTATATGTCGCGTGTATATCCGTTTCAAACAGAACGCCCTCATCAGGAATGTTAAGGTCGCCAGTTGAAGTGGCGTGAAAGTCCAGAGTGATTTTAGATGTGCCAGACGCACCACCATCTCTGAGGACAATCTTTCCTGTTGAGCCTGCCGAATGGTAATGAATCGCAACAAGCCGTCTGCGACCACTCGCAACAGTTCCTGTAGCGGTGACATAACTTACGTTTACATCAGAACCTGACATGACAGCCTCCTATTAAGCGGTAGCTGTTGCGCCAGAATCTACACGAATCCAGTTTGAGCCGTCAGAAAACACAAGGTTGCCCGTACCATTACCAGCGGTTTCAGATGCTTTTAGAGCGTCAGAAACATAGTAGATATAGCCTTCGTTTGCGGCGGCGGCTGTCGGGAGGTCTGCAAATGCAATGGGAGCGGCCCAGAAAGCGGTATCAACCTTCAGGGGGCCTGAGAAAGTAGTGCGAGCCATGAGGAACTCCTTGTCTTGGCTAGTGTCAGCCGCCCCATGCGGCTGTCAAGGTTCTTGTACATTATACAAAAAGAAAGGGCGACCCGGAAGCCGCCCAATCAAAGTTTGTACCCTACTACAATTAGGCTCCGGGTGAGCCGTAAATGCCGAGAGGATCTGAAACGCCGAAGCTGTAACGCTCACGGGCCTTGTAGCGAACATTGCCTGTATCGAAGTCGCCATCCATAGATGTTGACATTGCAGTACGAACAAAGTGCTTCATGCCGTTAGGAACATCGGTTGTGATGAAGAAGGCGTCTGTATCAGTCAAGTAGTGATTGATTGTGTAGCCTTCTGGAATCGAACCGTTTGTGCGAACAGCGTTGATGTCGTTATCAGCGGTTCCTACGCGACCTTCAGTCTGAAGCAAACGAGTTGCAACAAACATCAGTGCAGGCGGAACAATCAGCTTACGAGGACGCGCCGCGATCAAAAGACCACGCTCGTCTACATATGCCGCAATGTTGATAACTGCATCTTCCAGAGAAGTTTCGTTAAGATCAGCCGCAACAGCAGGACGGTTGGCGTTTGTGCCACCAGCTACAGTTGGGTGAGTAGCGTTGAACAGGGTTACACCATCGCCAGACTGGAAAGTGGTGAAGCCGTTGTTCAACAAAGAAGCGGCTTTGACTTGCTTTGTGTAAGCCATAGCGCGGGCGAGAGCCTTAGTATAACGAGCAGAAAGCGCGTCATAAAGGTTATCTTCCATTGCTTCTTCAGTTACAGAGAAGCCCATTGCCACGGTTTCGTGGTTGTAACGGGCTGTGAAGGACTCCTGCGCGTTGTCGTAGGAAATCGCTGAACCTTCCGGCTTGACCGGAGCGGCTCCAAAACCACTCAATTTAACTTCTTCTTCAAAGCTACGTTCTGAGGTTTCGGTTTCGTAGATTTCAGCGTGTTCGTTTTCGTACTTATCGTACTCAAGACCAAACAATGCATTAAGACCCGGTAACAGTTCCTTCAGGAGTTGTGCGCGTGAAATTGCCATTATCTACACTCCTTTACGCAGAACCAGTGGTTGATGTGTGCTGGTGGTAGTTAAACTTACACACCAGAATCGGATAGGCAGAACCCTTCTCGTCACCTGCGTCACCACCCAAGTAATCAATCACACGGATTGGGTTCTGTGGGTCAGTGTCAAGCTCAGAGATGTCCAAAGCAACACGGCTAATCTTCAGTGAAGTATTAGGTGCTGTTTGAATCAGCAAGCAGTTCTTACCGTAGATGTCGCCAGTGTTAGCTGGCGCACCGTCCGCCTGAATGGTGAACAGTACATTCGGGTCATCTACAATGAATGCCATTGCATCAGATGCAACGGTTGACGCAGGCCAAAGCTGTGAAAACACCTTTTGTCCTGAGTTAGGGTCAGTGTATGAACAACCCATAAAGATACCTACCATATCAATTTCGGTTGTGTCATCACCTGTGCCGGACTGCTTTTCAATCGTGGTCGCGGTGCCACCATCTACTAGATGCACAATATCGCCCATTGCGATATTTGTACCGTAGGCAGACGCGATTGGATACTGGCGGAAAACTTCCAGAGAACCAGAGTCCAGACGACCGATTGGGCGCAGACCGAAGGGAGCGGCTACTGAAGACATAATCATCTCTCCTTCATATCAAGCCATTAAACAACGGTAAGCGCCAGTTTTTAGGTCACTTACCAAACGAGGTTTTCGTAGTGCGCTCTGGATTAAGCAGAGGCATACGAGGGTCAGATTGCCGAAGATAATTGTTATCTACGGAGTTAATCTGATTTGCGTTCATCTCATCGTGAGCATCACGGCGAGACTTCACATATTCGGTCGAGTTTTCGCAAAGTAGCAAACCCCCAACCTCAACATTTCCCTCAAAGCGAGAGTCAATGTCTGACATAACTTGCAATTCAGGATGATCCTCTGCCTTTACTGGAACCCAACCTTCGCGGAATTTGGACGACACATTTGTATTATCCGCATTTCCTAGAGTTGATGTGCGGATCCAACGGTACTCAGTACCTTCTTTTGGCTCCGGGGTTGGTAACATAGACTGCCGCGACCAAGTTTTTGGGCGCTCCGTATTTGAACGGGTATTGGATTCGCGTGTCTTTCTATCTGACATTGGATTGCTCCTTCATAAGTTGCGCCGCATATTGCTCTGGGGTTAGGCCCAATCGCTTGGCGAGAGCGACAGCCGTTGAGGTCAGTTGCACCTTGCGTGGTTTTTTTGCACTCCGTTGGGCGGGGGCAACCACGGAACCAGTTTGACGTACAGGTGCTTCCTCAACTTCTTGCACATCAAACTTGTCTGGAAAGCGTTGACGCATTGAATCATCAATCGCGCTATAATACTGATCAGCTTGGGTCTGTGGGTTTAGACCCTGCTTCACTAATTTTTCATGCACACCAAAAGCATAACCCGTCATTTCGGAGTCTTCTCCAAACCACGGATTTTCTTGCGCCCAAGCCTTTGTGCGTTCATCAGGCTGTTTAACCTGCGGCGCTTCTTCCTGTTTCATAACAGGCGCTGGCTCTGGCGCAGTGCGCTTTGGCACCTTATACGTTTCAACCTTGTTCTTTTCCAAGTTCAAGGTGGTTAATTTTTCTTGAGCCGCTATGATTGCATCTGGGTCGCCAGTCTCATAAGCCTCTTTGTATTCACGTTTTGCCTGATCTATTTGGGCTTCAACGCGAGTTTTGGCTTGACTGACCAGCATACCCTCACCCTCTTCAAGGGTTTTGCGTAGCTTTTCATTTTCTTCCTGAAGAGTTTTGGCGTAATTTACGGCCTCGTCCTGAAGACGTTGAGCCTCTTTTTTCCGCCGCTCTTCTTCATGATATTCAAATTTTAATTGCTTGATGCGCTTCTGCACACCTTCGCTATAACTTTCAATTTCGCTGTCATCGGGAACTTGAGGCTCCGCACCTTCCGCTCTTCGCGGCTTTTCTTCGGCTGGCACATCGTCCACGATTTCCAATTCAAAACCTGAGTCGCCTAGCTCCTCAAAGTTTTCTTCTTCTTTTACGGCTGGATCATTCATGCTCTTGCGTACCCCCTTGGATCATCGACAACTGCTTCTACAGTGTCATCGTTAATTAGGCGAAACTCCTGCTTTTCAACCTTAAACCGTGTGCCGGAATAAGATCTGAAGATCACGAAGTCACCTTCCTTGCAATATGGGCCAGATGGAAACTTATCCTGATCGGTATAAGCATCTGGGCCTGCCTTAACGACAAAGCCAATAACGGAAGCTGTCTGCTCTGCTGATTTAAGAGCATCCGGCATATAAATACCGCCATCAGTCTTTTCTTTTACCTCAAGTGGTTTAATCAAGAGTTTGTACCCAGAGGGTTCTGGGATCTTGGTTGCGATCTTTTGATCGACTTCCTTGGTTGCAGAATACATCTGTTTTCCTTTGCAGTGATTTAGGCTCACAGGAACCTTGCTGGGCTGATCCCATACGTCTCCACAACAATAAAAATACACTAAGAAAATAGAGTTCGGAAGCCCTACTCTTGTATAAATCGCTGTTCGTAGTCGATTAAGTCTCTTTCTAGCAACGCTAGTGCCTCAACCTTGCCTACCAAACGAATATACTCTTCGTGGTTTTGACAGCCGCCGCCAGCCATGTGGTCGGCTATGTCGTTCATATAAGCCCTTATTTTATCCCTTAAAGGCTTAAACATTGACTGTTCATTCATACTACTCATCTACAGACAACTCCCGTGCTATCTCAAGGCCGATTTTGGCCCCTTCTCTACGATCTTGACGCTCTGCCTTGTCAAGCTCTGTTGCGGCCTTCAGCCCAAGTCTAGCGCCCTCACGCTTTTCTTCGGACTCAAGCCGCGTTTTCTGTAATGCCATACTCGCGGCATCTTTTGTTTCTTGTTGCTCCAGCTTTGCCATATCCATAGCAATCTTATGCTGAAGCTCTTGTTCTTTGATAGCCAGTTCGCGCTGTTGCATCTGTACCAGAGGATCTTGCTGTGCCTGTTGCGCTTGTTGCTGTGCCTTTTCTGCTTGGTTCTTACCAAGAAGTTTCTCAGCGGCATCTTTAGCCATTTTAGAGATCTGCTCTTCTACGTCTTCTGGAATTGGCTGATCTTCATCAGGCAACTCTACGCCAAGCTGTTTTTCAATCTCACGGCGATACTGGAATGCAATATGTTCAGTAATGTGTGCCGCCATAGCATTTTGGATTACTGGTGCGAAAGGTGATTGACCAACAATCTCTTGTAGCTTTGGATCTTGCATTGCGGCCATATGAACAGCAATGTGTGCTTCATGATCCTGATACTTGAACACTTTGACTGGCTCCTGTTTAAGGATAGCCATGTTTTCTGATACAGGATCTTTCGGGGCTAGATCGTCTGGCAACTTAATAATTTCATCAGCGTCTTTGATTCCAAGAACCTCTAACATCTGACGATGAATTTTGCCCATGTCATACAACTGCGGGGCTTGCTGTGCTAATTGCATAGCCGCTTGGTATTGAACAACACGCTGTGCCATTGTTGCCGCATTTGGGTCTGACACTGGGATCACATCAATACGGTCATCAAAGTCTTGTAAACGATCCGCCTCTGACTCTTGATCGTGCAGATATGTAGAATCCATATTATCTTTAATAACCTTCGCCAAAAGACGAAGCTCGTTTTTCAGTGACGCATGAAGTCTTGCCTGAACACCAGACATGACCTTCATGCTCCGCTCCATTAGCGCGAGCGTAGTTCCGACCGGAGCTTGCGGGTTGAGGTTTCCAACCTGAACATCAGCAACGGAGCCAATCCTTCGCCCCTCTTCCACAATATTTCCGAGCAATTGGTATAATACTGATGATGGCTCCTTGTAAGGAAGGAATGCAATCGAATCCCGAATTGCACCACCCGGTACGTCCACATCGCGGAACTCACCCGGCATGAGAGGCGAATCGTCCCCCTTAATACGCAATCCGCGAGCTTTAAGACCAGCGGGGAGGTTAGAAAGCGTACCCGCATCAATAAGTTGCCGAAGAATACTTGTGGCACTTTTAGCAAGACCACCAATAAGGTGAATAAGGCCCGTTCCGTAAAACCCAAGGCCCGGTAGGTATCGATAGTGAACAAAGTAGAGTCTTTTACGCTTCTTAGGATCGTCCTCATACCAATTTCTCCTAATTGATAATATGGTTTGTGATGACTTATCGATTGTTATAATGTGTGGCCGCGCCAAACCATCTGGATCATTGAAAGGCTCAGGAAGATCTATGTCGATGTGACACTCAAGAATTGTGTGACGGTCATCATCCTCTATGACGGCTGACTCACCTTCAATTTCGTCATACTTTTCTTGAATGTCGGAATAATCTGGTTCCGGCGCTGGCAGATCAACGTCACGATAAAACCCGTTATGCTGAAGCTCCATAACCTCATTGTCTGTGCGCTTCATGACATGAGTGTATCTTTGAGCAGTAGCTAGATCTGAACATCCGTAGGATACTACAAAATCTTCCGCAGGAACGAACATCGCACATGGCCGCTCTAAAATCGGGTCATAGTAAACTTTTTTGAATGATGATCCGGCCAGCGGCAGGCGAAACAACATAGCCTCTGTTTCATCACGGTACTCTGTCATCTCCTCAGTAAGGAGATAATTCATTTCATTTTCAATTCGCCGTGCCTGATCAATCTTTTCTTTATCTTTTTTGCCGACCAACTTAGTACGCACGGGGCCAGATGCAGGGAACATCTCACCCATAGCCTGTGCTTGGAAACGAACAACAGCCTCTGTCAATACTGGGTGGAACACACCAGCGGCACCAGCCCAAGGCTGAGTTCTTTCCTCAATCTTCATACCAAGGAGATCCAGCCCCTTTACATATGATGATGCCCAGTCTGATCTTGATGTGCGGTCTGTATTGAAATCATGGACAATTTCAGAAGCAATAGATTGCAAATCATCTTCTTCAATAAATTCTGCTAGATTTGCATCATGGTCAGGCCCAAGAAGGTCTTCTGTAACGTCTCCGGTAAAATCAATGATCATTCCGCTTTCACCAGTATCAATCGCAACCGCGTCTGGGTTTACGATTTCAACCTCAACTTGCCCTACGTCATCATCTGCCTCTATTGGAGATGGCGTCATTGATTTTTCTACAGCCATGTTAGAATCCTATTGGTTTTCTGGTTTTTCCATAATAACAGAATACTGGGCGTGGTGGGAGCCGTACATATAGCTCGCAACAGTCCAGCCTTTTTCTTCGTACTCATCCACTAAATCGTGTGGCACATATCGATAAGTTTTAGTAATACTCCACTGGCCTTCTATATCTTGGTTCGTCATCCCAGTCATCCATTGAACTCCTAATCCATCCGCCCTGTCTAAATCTCAGCAACGCCTGTGTTGTGGAGTCAACAAGATCGTCATGTTCTCCAGCAGGAAATGCCGCGCACTCCTCTACCACCTCTTCAGCCCATCTTGTTGGTGGACACCACACAACTCCAGAGGCAAACAAGTCCGTAACTGCGTTTACCCTTGCAATTTTATCCTGTCCTCTAGATGGCGTAAACTCCGTAACTGGTATTCCCATAGCTCTAAGCTCAAAAATAAGGGGTGAGCCAGCGGCTTTAGCCTCAACAATCATCTGATCCGGCTCATATTCCCAATATTTTTCGTATGCGGCCCTTTTTAGCTCTGGAAATTCCAATTTTTCCTTATATGCGTCCAAGAGTATCAGGTTTGGCACGGTTTCGCCAGATTCATTTGGGTAATTGAATATGCCCCATGTCGTACAGGCGCTATAATCGGCTCTTTGTGTCTTCAAAAACGCTGTATCCCAGCTTTGAATGATTGCTTCACAGGCCGGAGGGGCTTCATTCGGCCATTCTTTCCACCATTCGCGCTTAATTAGCGCCCCTTCTTCCGAAGTTGGGTCTTGCTGGTACTGTGCAGACCATTTTGAAATGGGAAGTTCTGCTTTTAGCGCCTCCAATTGCTCCAAGGGCCAAAATTCAGGCCATAGAGGAGCGCCAGACGGCATAATTGCTGGTAATTCTATGACTTCCCACTCGTCTGCACCCTCTCTTTGGGTGGCCGACTTGATAATCTGGCCCGTCAGATCTCTGACACTCCAGCGAGTCATCACAATTATGATGGCTCCGCCGGGCTGGAGTCTCTGGCGCGGGCCAGATGTGTACCATTCGTAGACTTTATCGTAGACTTCTGGGTTGTAAGCCCCCAGTGCCGCCTCTTGTTCCGAATGGGGGTCGTCAATAATGAGAACATCAGCACCTTTACCAGTGACTGCACCACCAACACCAATAGCAAAGTAATCACCCCTCTTGTTTGTGTTCCATCTGCCCGCCGCCTTAGAGTCTGAAGACAGGGTTATGCCCGGAAACACTTGTTGGAAGTCCTCTAAATCAATCAGGTTACGGACTTTACGGCCAAATCCAACAGCCAGTTCCGCTGTATGTGCCGTCTGAATAATTTTTTTGTGGGGGTTTTGTCCCAAGAACCACGCAGGAAACAGGTATGAAGCAAACTCAGACTTGGTGTGTCGCGGCGGCATATTGATAATTAGACGCTTTAACTCACCCCGTGAAACCCTTTCAAAGGCGTCTGCCATAATCGAGTGATGCTTTCCGGGTATGAATGCGGGCCACATCTTCCTGACGAATGTGAGGAAGTCGGTTCTTGAGTTTTCCAAAGACTCAGCTTCTTCCAGTTCAGCAAAAAGAGCTATTAACTCTTCCTGTTGATCCAGCGGCAGTTTTGATAATTTAGATTTTACTGCGTCCAGAGCCGTCATTCTTCGCTTACACACCTGTTCAACAACACGGTTTTTGCCAACTCCATCAGAAATATCATATCAGGAGCCTTGCCGTGAGATGTCCCCAAGAACAAATTGCCGTCTTTTGTCCAACCTACCACCATAGCTTCGGTCATTTCAACCTCTTCAATGATTGCTGACAGCATATCATTTGGGTCGAGGTCTTCCTGCTCTATTGAATCAGTGCCGGGAAATTTGATAATATTACTCATTCTAGCTCCCTCTCCCAAAGATGACGAAGGGGGAGCGTGGAGATCGCTCAACCCCTTCGGAGCCATCGGGAGACTTATGGCTCTCGCCAAGTGTATACCATCCGTACCCACCTAACTAGTAACTAGTATATATAAATATATAACTAGTTAGAAGAACTAGTAGGCTTTTCAAAAAATATATACCCCCTATGGGGTAGGATTCCTGCCGCCGTTTCTGTAGAATTAGAGGGTGGCATCTTAAAATTGTAAGATACTACAAATTTTGAATGGGGGGGGGCTATGCAAATTATCTGGCACATATTGTTGACGGTATGCTTGGACGGAGAATGCCGGACGCAGGACGTTCAATGGTTCGATACCCAAAAGGAATGCTTAGTGTCTCTTGACCTATACAGGGAAATACCACCAGATGGTCATTGGCAAACTGTAGATTATGTATGCAAGCCACTAAACGCTAGTGCAGTGTAGGCTCATTTAGCACTTCCCACAGTTCCCAGATCTCTACTTTCCTCTTAAACACAACTAAAGACATCATTCCCGCCTCTTCAGGCGTCAGTGAGGGCCATTCCTCCGCTTCTGGTAGGGTCATAACACATTTGAGGCAATAGTCGTCTGGTGAGCTTCTACGGCAGTTTTCATCACTACATGGCCCTTCAAAGTTTTCTGGGGGATATTTGGATGTGTGGATCATCATGTAGTCAGTGCGTGTGTACCGTGCGTCAGATCAGGGGGGATGGGGGTGGGTGGGGGTCGCATACCTCACATATTACGTTAGCCGCGCCCCATAACCCCTTGTTATGACAGTTTTTTGCTGTCTGCGGCTCATCCACCCATCAGGCGCGCCAGTCTGCGTTCTAGGTCTGCTCTTATCTCTGAGGCTTGGCGAGTGTCCCGATTGTCTTCGATCACCTGCTTATCCTCGAATGCCCCACACGTTCTGCCCAGTGCAGTCAGGGCTTGAACCCTCGCCCCATCAGACTGTGCGTTCATGGCCTCATTCTTCAACTGCTCAATCACAAACATTCTGAGCCGCTGATCGTCTGTCTGCTTTCGTGCGGCGATATCAGCAGTTAAGGCATCTATCCTTTGGGAGACATTAGGGTTCTGGTTTAGCTTGCAAGCCTCTACCCAAATGCTGGATGGTTTCATCTTGTCTGCATCATAGGCTGACCGATAGGCATCGGTTAGTGTCTCGCCTCGACTTACCATCTGGGCAAAATGCTCTTGCTTGCTGGTAAGGGTGTTATCCCTATTCACTAGCCGCAGATGGTTGGGCTTGTCTTTATCCATTGTCTAATCCCCTATGTGAGAAAGTGCCATCATGCGCTTGGCGCTAGGCATCGGGCTTTCAGATTTGTAC